CTTCAAACTGAAAATGTTGAAGTGCCCCACCCATACATTCGAGACAAGAGATTATTGAAAAATCGAAATTACACAATGAATCCACGTTTAGCAGAACGAGCTGTCTCCTATAATAGAGTAGCTCGCTTATCCCTAATTGCCAAATTAAGGGCACTCAAATCAAAGAGAGTGAACGATGACAACGCACGAACTTTTAAAAGTTGCATCGCAAACGAAAGTGATGAGATAAAGGGTTTAAGTGAAACTGCTATTGCTATGTTGGCCAAATTACAAGATCATCCTTCTAATGAACAATCAGAGAAGGAAGATGTTGCTACAACTTTGGCAACGATGCAAAGCGTAACGGAATTCATGGCTCAAGGTTTGGCTGACATGAAAATCAACCTTGGTCAAGACGAGAAAATTATTGCTGTGAATGTTACTACTGAGGCAAAGAAATTCAACGTGAATTTGTCTAATGCCACGGCAGCTCTTGAACGAACTGGAAATACATTTAAAGAAGCGATGTCCGATACAATGAAAGGAGCCATGCAATTGCTTACACAAATGAAAAGTGATGTAGCCTCTGTTGGTCAAAACTTGTCAAAGACAATTTCCGATACATCCTTAGTCCAAAAAGCTATGGTTGCTATTGAGAAAATTTCAAGCTTCATTATTTTTGTATATATTGCATCCAAATCTACTGTAGAACAAGCTGCAGGAGTTATGATTGGATGGTTATTATCCAGTGGCCTGTTTTCTACATGCTATAAGTATTTGTCTGGCCTCTTAACATGGATGCGTGGACTTTTTGCTGAAGAAAAACAAAAAGATGTGGAAATGAATGTTATTGTAGATAATAAAGAATTCGTTGGACACGCTGGGGAGGCCGAGACTGAAGCCGAAGTAACAACTAGTGTTTTCTCTTTGGTTACTAATATAATAGCTGAAGCCATGAATATTGGTTCAGATATTAAAAAAGAAATTAGTACCAAAAATATAAAGAAATTTTCGACTTATGTACATGGTGCCCGCGACTTGGGTATCATGATACGTCTTGTCAAAGATGCTATTGAATACATACGTACTGAATGGCTGGGTTTGCCTCCAAGCGACATTGCCATGGCTGAATTGAAACTCCGTGTTAATCTTTTGTTAAAGATGTGTGTATTGAATTGCCAAAAGACATGGCGAAAGAAATTATGACCGATCATCTTTATAATCACAAGATTTTGCAACTTGTTAAGGAAGCAAATGCTTTAAAGAGTGAGTTAATTAAGATTGAAAAGGTGCCGATGAGTATTCTTAGCACATTTAATGGTGTCTATATTTCCTTAATGAAGTATCAGGATACAGTAAATGCCAAAACTCATGAAGACTTAGGTCGAAATGAGCCGCTTGGCATTTGGATGTGGGGAAGCCCGGGTCTTGGCAAATCAGTCATTGTTCAACTTCTGATTTATCGTTTGTATGCTTTAAAGTATCCTGAACGAGCTCAAAAATTCAGAGTGAATGATCAAATTTATGTGCGAAGAGCAGAAATGGAATTTTGGAACAACTATTTCGGGCAATATGGTTGTATCTTTGATGATTATTTTATGAACACTGATATTGATGAGACCACAACCCATTGCATCGATTATATTAATGTTAAAAATGATGTTCCATTCCAATTGAACATGGCCGAATTGACCGAGAAGAAAGGAACTTATTTTACTTCTGAAGTCTGTATTTCAACTAATAATATGGAATTGAAAGCATTGACTAATGCTACCAAATTGGCCGATGTTTCTGCTTTCTTCCGTCGTTTTGACTTGAATATTCGGTGTTTTGTTAATCCTGAATTTATTAAAAACCAAAACGGTGCATGGATCATTGACAAGGAAAAGGTTCTGGATACATTTGAACACCAAATTATTCCAACAGAACATTGCCTCTTCCAAGTTAAAGGATATCGTGGATTTCAAAAGATTCACTGGCCAACTGGTGAAACTTTTGATAATTTGGTCGATTTTGAAACTCTCGTCAAAATTTGCTGGAGAAAAATGCAACATTTGCAGAAAGTAAAATTCGGTGAGTTGATTGACAAAATTGCTGAAAAAGGATTGAACTTGGCTGACGGCTATGAAATGCTTAAAGACGAGATGGATTTGGATATGCCGACTGCTTTGAAAGAACAACCAGAAGAAATTGTTGACTATAAATCTATCCAAGATAAAGCAAAAGCTGAGAAGCAAGAAGTTGAGCAATTAACATTGCAAAGTAGGAAGATTGTAGCTCAACGAATAATTGATGGAGTTGATCGTCCTAAAAATCGTAAATCCCATCAACCTTCTTTTAAACCACAAGCATTGTCATTAACTGACTATATGGTTACAAGTAACAATGTGGCTTTTTACAGTGAACTTGAAGTCGATGCAATTATGGAGGTTGTAGCTATGTTCATGAACAAAACTGGCAACTTCCAATTTGCTGGAGCACGTTGTACACTAATTCCTGAGCAATCATTCCAATTAATGACGGCTTACTCAAAGAATTATCCAACTTATGCTTCGATTCCTTTGACTGATGCTCAAACCGTTGATTTACAAACTGGCAGATTGGGAACGATTGCTGTTGGAAAGATATTCGACAAATGGCTTGATACCCAATTAGAATTTTTCCCTGATTCGATGATGAACTTGGTTTTTCCTAATGACCATAGAGCATACATAACATATGCTGCCTAGTTCCTGTGGTAAATGGATATACTTGCATCGTGGACCATCGATTGAGCCGCTTATTGAATATTTCTTCAAATTGGTTATTCGTTTTATGGGCGGGCAATCATGCGTGGCAGACATGGAGTCTTTGTATCAGATGATTTATGAATGCCCTCTTGAAGGAATTCTTGAATATTCACCTGACTATGATGATCCTGATTATGTTATGCTAGACTACATGTGTAATGTACATCCAAAAATGGGTGAAGTAGCCACAAATGCTAGCCGAATGGTGCTCAACGTTTTGGGGGATGATATGCTGCCTATTCTCAGACGACAAGTCGAGAGTAATTTCTCTGCCCAAATGTTGAAACGCTTGGCAAAATGGTATATTGGAGCTGAAACCAACCCAGTTGATGAAGCTAAGGATACATACACTGATGTTGAAAAGAGTCAATTGGTGCAACGTGTTGGAATTGAGGATGCAGTTAAATCATTACATAGTAGTGGAAAGTCGGTCACTCCTGATAATTTGATCACTAACGCTATTGAAACTCTACAAATGGGAAGTGATCTGGAATCTAAGTTGTCTAAGTACGAGAATGAGGAGGACAAAGTGATGCATCATGACGTCATTTCAGATGATATCACTGTTGAAGAATTAACAGCTGTTAATTTGAATAAACTGCGTAAACAATTGATCACACCAAAGACTGTGTCTGATATAAAGGAAATCCAGGCACAATTAAAACCTGAACCAACTTATGCCGAATATAAGGATCTTGATGATGATCAGTTTGATTTCACATCTGATGAAGAGGATTGGAAAAAGTTGCAAGAGATGGTTGAAAAAGAAAAATTAACTACTAAGAATGCACATCACAATTGTCGTGTGGCTTCTTACTTGCAATCAATTAACAGATACGGCAAGCAACACCTATGGACACAAGATCGTATAGCCTTTGTAGCTCAAGCTGGAGCAACTCTCCTCAAAAATATTGAGGATCAGAAGGTGCGTCTTGTGAAGGCAACCACAGGTTGGTTTGATTCTATCACAAAGCAGATTGATGAAATCCATGCCAAATATCCGTGGGCTAAGGTCCTTGAAATAACTGGATTGGCCCTTGGAATGTTGGCTGCTGGATATACTATTTTCTCTTACTTCACATCCAAAGGTGAACATAAATTTGGATCACAAACTGCGTTTGGATCAGGTGATGACAAAACTCAAAAGGTCAAGTGGCAACGAGTTCAAAGAAAGCCAATGCAGAAGGGACAACCAATGCGCGGTGATCAGATGTTTGTTGCTAATATGTCCACTGAGGAATTCTATGCCCATTCCAACAAAGATCCAACTGCAACTAAGATTATTGAAGACGTTTTAGTTGACCAAATTGGACATATTTATTGGAGAGAGCGTGACGGAGAAGGATTGAATGGTAAATGTGATATCACTTTTACTCATGGTAGAAGTGGGTTAACTGCCAATCACTTCTTTTCTTTCGCAACGGCTGAGTTTCCAGATATATACTTGACTTGTTCGAAAGGAGAATTCACATTTACTAAAGAACAGTTTGTGTGTACTCAATTGGGAACAGATTTGATTACTATTGAATTTGACAAAATGTTACCATCTTTTAGAGATATTAGACATCATTTTGCCAAAATTACAGATGCTACAATTGATCTGTCTACTGTGGGTTTTGTGCGAAGAAAAGGTGACCATGCTTATACTTTGGTTTCACATGGAAATGTAAACCTTGGTAAGAACATCACCTACAAAATTGATGAAGCCGGAATCAATCGTGAGGTTGTAACTTTGACCAATTATATTAGAGCCGGAATTCCATCAGTTAATGGTGATTGTGGATCGCCACTTGTGATATTCAACACCCATATGGCCCAAAAGATTGGAGGTATCTTGGTAGCTGGTAGTGGAGCAGAAGCTTTGTTCCACTTAGTGAATCCAGATGATTTGTACTCCACTGAATTTGTGGCTCATTTTGGACAACTTGTGTTTCCTGAAGGAACTACTGTTTTGCGAACAGTTCCAACAAGTAAAGCTCCTCGATTGCCTGAACTATCAAAAGTGATTGAATCTAAGTTGCATGGCAAAACTGGAGTTGCAAGTTCAACAAAACCTGCAAAGCTTAAGCCATTCTATATTGATAAGCCAGACTCAACTCCTATTAGAGTGAGTCCATTACAAAAGGCTTTGGGTAAAATGGAACGCAAACCAATACAAATAAGTGACAAGATGTTGCGAGCCATTGATAAGGCTGCTGATGCAGTTTATAACCACTTGCCTCAAGTCCCAGAAGGCAAGAAAACAAAGCTTAGTCGCTTTGAATCAATTAATGGCAAGCCCACTTGGAGTCACACAGGAAGTATTTGGTTTGACACATCCAATGGATGGCGTGAGGACAAACCTAATCCTCCAGGGAAAAGCACTAAAGAACACCACTTTAGATGCACATGTTGTGGACAAAAACCAAGTTGTGAATGTTTTACACCGAATCGCAAGTGTAAAGGACACATGTCTAGTTATATGCCAACACCAGAAATGGAAAAAGCTATTCAAGATATGAAAGATATCCTTTACAATTGTGTGTTGACTGTTGATGAAAAAGTCAAGCGTATAAACATGGTTTTCCAGGATTGTTTAAAGGATGAGCGTCGGGACAATGAGAAAGTAGACGAAGGTAAAACTCGTCTGTTTTCTGCTGCTATCACGGAGCTATTGATTAATAAACGTGAGCTTTATCAATCATTCGTTGAGATGATGATGAGTGATCCTGCCAATTCTTTTAGTGCAATGGGAATCAATGTACATTCACAACATTGGAAATTGTTGTATGAACGTTTGACTACGTTTTCTAAAGTTTTGGCTGGTGATTATTCCAACTATGATGCTTCAATTCGTGAGGCAATTAATCGAGCAGTTGAAAAAGTAGTTGCGAGATGGCACATGGAAAATGGAGTGTGGGATGAAAAAGATCTCAGCGCACATAAGGCACTTTGGGAGTTGACTTATCG